CGTCGTTCTCAGACTTGAGGGCATCGAGTTCGGACTGAAGTGCTTCGGTTGTTTGCAGGAGGGTGCTAACCCAGCCGGAGACGTATGACTCGCATTCAGATAAGCGAGTGAGGATATTAGAGAGTTCGTAATCGAGGGAGCGGGGAGGCGGGAGGGGTGATTGAAAGCTTGTGGGTTCCACTTCTATTACTCCTTAATTTCTAGTGGTGTGTTGAATTGAGCGGCAAGGAATTGAGCAACGTCTTTGCCGACGATGATGCGAGAGAGTGAATAAGATAATGCGGCACGCTGGGCGGCATAGATTCGTTGATTGATGACATCGAGGTCGTCTTTGACTGAGCAGGGTACGGTCTCGATGGAGTAGAAGTCACGTTGATTCTTGCCTGGTTCCAGGGCTTCGCAAGCAAGTGCGCGACCGGAGTAGGTGGAGTCGAAGTAAACAGGTAAATCTATTTGTTTGGTTGGGTGTTTTATTTTGAGGTTGGTTAGTTGCATGGTTGCCTCGATAAGGTGTCGCCAGGGGCTGGGGTTGAACCAGCATCACGGCTCCCGCCGCGCTTTACGTTAAGCTACTCCTGGCAAGACCACAGAAGGGGAAGATACTCCACCCCTGAAACCCCTCCCCTTAAGTGGTACCAAATATGGTATCACGCTAGACACATGAAAGCAAGGCATGAATAATGGAAGCAAGAAGTTGATGGGGTAAGGAAATATGTTGCAAAGCAATCTAGTAGCAATGCATTCAGTGCATGACCGGCTGAAGGTGGAGGTCTATGCGCTGTACCAGACTGGTGCGAAGCCGCTGCACATAGCGAAGAAATACCGGATTCCAATAACCACTATCAAGGATTGGATACGTGATGAAGGTTGGGACTATGAGAAGGTTCAGAGGCAGATGGAAGAAACTGCCGAGCGCTTGGCAGTGCTGAACCTGACCACGGCCGACGACATGAGCATGAAGATGTATGCCGCGGTGAAGCAGTTGATGGAGCGGTCAATCGAGGCAATATCGGATAAGACCCTGGAGCTCAATAACCTGGATACATATATGAAGGCTCTGAAAATTCTCGATGCTGCTAACGAGTTAGAGAGTCGGCTCCGGAAACAGTTACGGCTTGACGCTACCGAGTAGTGTGGTACCATGGGCGGTATCAGTTATGGTATCACTCATGGACCAACCGGAAGCACCAAATTACAAGCGACACACTTTCACTCTCCGGATTCATCCGGCGCTAGCGGTTCGGCTCAAGCTCTTTATGAGGGAAGAGTCGGACAAGCACAGGCGTAAGGTGTCAATGAGGGAAGTGATAGAGATGTCGTTGACCAGGTATTTAGATGACAGAAGAAAGTAAGGTTCCAGCGGAAGCTCCGCAGGAGACCGGATTGATATTGCCTAATAAGCCACAGGATAAGCATAACTTGCTTATCTTCACTGGGCAGGAAGGCAAGACTTATCAGAATTGGCAAAGGGCGGTGGACGCGGTAACGCCGAAGAAAAGTCAGACTAATGAAGAAAAGCTGGCTGAGTATATGCGAACCAGGAAGCCGACAAAGGTAGAGCGGGAGTTCGCTCACATCAAGTCATTGCCTGAAAACTTCTGTGTGTTTTGTGGCAATACTCAGGTGGCTAAAGAGGACCAAGTACCCAGGGGTATTTCCTGGATGTTTAACGAGGAAATAGTGGCGGTCGGCATACGGGCAGGCGAGTTCGTGAATGCCGGAGCATGTAAGAAGTGCGTGGATAACATCGAGCATGAAAGGGATTTCCAGCCGCTAGAGCTCTCGGAGTTCTACTGGGAAGACAGGACAAAGAAACGGAAAGAGGCAGTAGATAAGCGGATTATTGACTATATCTACAGTCAGAGGCTGGCAGGCGTAACGGGGGATATCTTCGGGGATGAGTCAAGACGAGAGCGGTTCAAGGATTACGACACCGAGAGCTACTGACCTTGAGAAGTTGCAAGGTTTGACGGCAAGGATAAAGCGGAGTCTGGATGGGTTATGCGCAGTCGTAGAAGAGATAGAGACATTGAGGAAGCAGGAAACTGTACTATTCAAGCAGCTTCAGTCGGACTTGACGCGGCTCTCTACACTCCACCCGGAAGCGCAGCCCACGGCGGAGAGCCAGGACGGGTATGGGCTGTCCCAATGGCGGAGCGACTACTTGAAGACATTGCAAGTGCCGGTTATTCCTTGCCCCGGCTTGTCGATGCCGTCTGCGACTCCTACGGTCACGGCGATAAGCTAGGGCTGACCGGAGCGATACTTGCCCGCCTGAAGCAAGAAGATAAGCAAGAGAAGTATCACGAGTATCAATCTATCGGGGAAGAGGCAGAGCTAGTCTTGATTGAGGCGCAATTGAGAAAAGCCGCTCTGTCTGGGGAGGACACGCAGGCGCTCAAGTTCTATCTTGAGCGCCGTGCGCCTTCGCGCTTTGGCCGGCAGGTGAAACAGGAAGCGGGTGAGAAGACGCCGGAAGATTTAGCGAATTTGCTTGAAGCTTTGAAGGCTAGGACCGGTGGCTAAACAACCTCCGAGCGGTGCGACTAAGGCAGCCCAGGACGAGTTCTGGGCGTGGGCGCGTGAAAACGAGCAGGCTTATATCGAAGAGATTTGCCAGGTAGTAAACAAGCAAGCAAAGAAGGTGCCGTTTAAGTTGAATGTGCAGCAAGTGATAGTCAATGACGCTATCGCCTACTGTGATGAGATGTGGGAGCCTGGCCGGTTCGCCATAAACAAGTACCGGCAGCCAGGGATATCGAAGTTCATGGGCGTCAAGGTCCATGCCAGGACTATCACCAGGGAAAATAGGACCGCCCTGATAACCGCTCACAGGAAAGGCGTAGCCGAGAAGAATCTCCGGCTGCAGAAGCAGCATATTGCCAATTTACCGGCGGCATTACGCCCGCAAATTGGTGTGGATAATAAGGGTGAAGTCTACCTGGAAGATAGGAATTGCTCGATATCGTGCAACTCAGCTAACGACCCGTCCGCAGCCAGGGGCGATACCGTCCATGACTGGATATTGACAGAAGCCGCGTACTACGGGGAGCAGGGCGCTAGCCTGTCAGACGTGCTTGATGCCGGTATGCAACAGGTTCCGGAAGAGCCGTTTACACTTATTGCACTTGAGACCACTTGCAACGGCACAAGTGATGAGTTCTATGATTTCTACAACAAGGCTAAGGGTCCGAAGCCAATGGAGCGCGGAGAGAATGGCTTTATTGCCATCTTCCTAAACTTCAAGAATGACCCTGCCTGTCAACGTCCTTTTCATGGTGATATAAAACTGCAGTTCTCTTGTCCCTGGTTCGACCACCCGGAGTGTAAGACATGGGCGGAAGCTAAGAAGGCGAGGGAAAGTTGCGACCTGTGCCGGCAAGAGCGGGCTAAATGGGCGGCCAATTTCTTGAATAAAGAGCTCAAGCAGCGGATGGTCAGGTATGGGCTCGACTATGAGCAAATGCACTGGTACTGGTACTACTTAAACCGGCGCTTGCGTGGCGACAAGCTCAAGATGATGCAGGAGTATCCTTGTGATGATGTGGAGTCATTTATTGCTTCTGGCACTCCGCTATTCGATGGCGAGATTGTGGCCGAAGTAAAGAAGCACTGCAAGCGCGGGACGTTGTATGACCTCCCGATGGAGCGAGTATCGTGGGAGGATCTGACTGAAAATGACACACTCCAACGAAACAAAGACCCCTACTTGGAAGTCTGGGTTCGACCGCAAAGTGGACGCACTTATATTCTCGCTGCTGACTCTTCTCTGGGCGAGGCAAAGGGCAACCCAAGCGCTACCTATGTCGTGGATGCGGACAGCATGGATAATGTCGCCGCTATACATGGGCGTATTGACCCTGACCTATATGGCGAGGTTCTTACTTATGTGGGATATCTCTATAACATTGCTCTTATCGCGCCTGAAGTCGAAAACACAGGACATGCGGTACTGGCCGCACTCAATAGACTGAACTATCCAAACATCTACCAGCGGTATCAGTTGACACCGGAGGGCTGGATGCAAACTCAGCAATTAGGCTGGTCAACAAACATGAAAAGCAAGCCGCAAATGGTGGCGGTCGGAAGGAAACTTTTCAATCAGTTGGGGCTCAGTCCGAAGCAGATTGCTCAGAAAGTAAAGGATGTGGAGCTATGCGATGAATTGAGTAAGTTCACCGTGGGCAGCTTCGGGAAGCGTTCGATGGGTGCTAAGTCCGGCGCTTGCGATGACAGACCTATCGCCTGGTTCATCTCTCAGATGGTTTGCCACCAGGAGCAAGGGTTGGATATCGGGGAGGCGGTGAGCGTTAGTAGGGAAGCAAAGGATGCTAAAGAATATGGCATCGAGGGTACCCGCCGCCGGAATAAAACTAAGTCGGCTTCTGAGATAAAGGAGCTATTCAGGCAGAGAAAGTTATGGCTAGCCGGCATGGAGCCGGAAGAAATAGAAGAGCAGAGAGACATTATCAGTCTTGATGATTACGATATAGACGACTACTACACAGAGGATGCATATTATGGCTAAGAATAGAGCGCATGACATGAGCTTGTCGCTTGAAGAGAGAGCAGCGGCTGCACTTGAGCAGGACTTGAATGGACAGCCCGACGCTGAAGAAAGGGACGCCGCTCCGCTCCCGCCTGGCATGGGCGAATCAAACTCTAAGGCGAACCTGAAAGCCCGTATGGACGCAATGAAGATGCTCAACATTGATGAGAGCGGAGAGCGTAAAGGTGTCTTGCCTCCTAATGTTCAGAAGATATATCAGGGCGCTGACTACATGAACATCATCCTTGATGGCCGGCAGGATGGCGTCCGGGATAACTCACCCGAGAAGCGTGACTTCAAAGTGGTGAGAAATATCATTCCTGAAGATATCTACGACTCTCGCCCCGACCATAGGATGTTCGGCTGGTTCCTGTATTTCATGCATCCGGCGTTTGGTACGGAAGTCTTGCCCGGCTCTAAAACCGGTCTCACTCCCGGCGGTGTGTATATCCAGAGACTGGTGGAGCTTGCCACCGGTCACGGTGCAAAGCCTCTGACCTATTTGCGTGAGACGGTCTGGGCGCTTATCCGTGATGGCAAGATACTCAAAGGGGGAGACCTTAGCCTTCTGCCTCGGGATAGAACCCTGGAAGACGATGACGACAACCACCCGGACAACATCGGTCTTCAGGCTCTCTTGGAGTTCTCGACCTATCACGCTCTGCAAAACGAGAGCCGCCGGCACAACACTAAGCCTAAGAATATCCTGACCTTCGGCATTAAGTTTGCCGTTGATGCTGGAGTTCTCACGCCATGATTGGAACCGAGGCGGTAATAGGATTACTCGGGCTGGTGGTTGCTGTAATGTTTTTACAGGCAATCATCGGCCTGGCCTCGGGCATTCAAGACCTCTATTCAAAATTGCTTGCAGGGCATATTATCTATCTGTGGTCTCGCCAACAGGCTGATACCATATCTGATACCGCTTCCACCCCAGCGCCGACCGGCGCATATAGCAGAATCAGGGATAAACAGGGACACTATCGTTATGCTGGCTTAGACCCGGACCAGGCTCAAGAGCTTGACGAGGACTACCAGGAAGAGCGCGGTAATGAGCCGACTGAGGATGAATGGAAGTCACTGATAAGAAACGTCTGAAGTCTGGGGCCGTTAGCCTATCGAATCTTCCGCCGACCTGGCAGGAGGATGGATTTAACTCTGAAGAGGACTATGAGAAGCACTATACCAAGCTGGTGCATTCTCTCTTTAAGCAGTCAGTCAATGAGTTTTACAAAGAGAAAGCTGAGTGGGATAAGTCAGAGAAGCTTATCCAGCTTGAGCATATCATCAATAGTTCGATAGACAGCCACCCGAGCAAGACCCGTTTCCCTCTGCTGATTAAGCTCATTGAGGAATACGTAGCGACCAGGACTGCAGATATAATGCGGCCGCAGGCATCGAGCCGGCAGCCGGATATGGACCAGGCAGTGGGTGCCTTGAACTACTTCAAGGATGTTGAGCTTGATGATAATCAGTATGAGCTCAAGATGGTCCTTAAAGCTATGCACCAGTTACGGTGCAAGATTGCCTTTATGCGAACGGACGTTGACCCTGATGAGCCTGGACCGTTCGGGCACGATGGTAAGCATAAGGTCTCTCTGGTAGACCCTCGCTGTGTCTGGCCGGACCCGTATGCCAAGACGTGGGACTGGAAAGAGCACGCATTTGTTATTATCTCCCGTCCTATGGACCTCTCGGAGATTAAGCGCATTTGGCCAGGCAAGGGACATCAAGTCCAAGCGGATGAAACGTTTACCTATTCCGACGGGCAAAGCCAGAATCAGGCAGCTAATAGCCAGATAGTTCGGAACCTGATGAGCTCTCCGACTGGGCACCAGGTAGGCAAACGAGAAAGAGCTTTAGTCCTGGAGTGTTATCTCAGGGACACCAGGGTTAGAAAGATTGACCCTGATTATGAAATGAGCGGAGAGCCGGAGGACGATAGCGATGCGGAGTGCAAGTACGTACCTCGTTACCCTAACGGTCGTCTTCTTGTCGTCTGTGGTGATGTTCTGCTTAGAGACAGTGGAAACCCTTATGACCATGGGGAACCGCCGATAACGGCTTTCCCGGAAGGTCCGTATAACAAACTGTTTGAAGCGCCGCCGGTTAGCTTCCTGAATATACTTGAGCGCAAAATCGACATGCTACTCAGGGCCGGGTTTGATAACAACATCGTCCATGCCAATAATCAATGGGTCGTGGATAGGAATGCGTTTACCAAGCCCGAGCAGTTTCAGAACATCACACAGAGCCCGAAGCAGATATTCATCGTGCGCCCAGGCTCTCGGATTCAACGGCTCCCCCCAGGGCAGTTACCGCCTGATTATTATCAATTCGTGGATATGTGTGGCAAACTCATGGACGATATTCTGGGTATCACAGATATCAACCGTGGGCAACTTCAGAAGGGTGCCCAGTTGGCAGCCGACTCGGTTCAGCAACTGCAAGGGGCTGGATTGCAGCGCATGAAGATGAAAGTGTCGATGGACAAAGAATCGACTATTCAACTCGGCAAGCAATTTTATTCCAACCTCCGGCAGTTCTACCCGGCTAAGATGGAAGTTAAGGCGAAAGACCCGACCGGTAATGAAATGGTATTCCGGTGGGATAAGTCCGAGTTCAAGAATGTGTATGGCATGAAGATAGAGGCTGGCGTGGATTCTCCGGCTGGCAAGGTCTCAGCCCTGCAGCAAGCCTTGAAGCTATTGGAGCATGGCGTGGTAGATCCACAGTTTGTTATCGAGGCAGGAAGGCTGCCTAATGGTCCCGCCCTGATTAAGAGAGTAGAGGACCGCCGGCAGCAACTTGCTGAGGCTGGATTCGTGAAGCAAGCAATCAATCTCGGAGTGAAGAAACCGGGAGCAAAAAACAAGGAGCCGATAATCTAATGGCTACACCCACGGCAGTCAGAATGATATTGAGCATGTATCTGGGCTATGGCGCAGCGAATAGCGACCGCCCTTGCTTAGACTTTGATGAGCCTAGCACGGTGACTGGTAATGCTATCTATCAAGAAACGATGGAACTAGCTGCCTCTGCTACGGATACCAGCCTGGACCTATCAACCAAAATGGACACCATCCATGCCGTAGCTATCAGGGAGATTAGCGGCAATACCGCAGGCGCGAAGTATGGGCCGGCGGCTGGCGCTGGGAATAAATTCAACCTTGGCGGAAGTAAGGCTGTGGTGCTACGTTTCAAGACCGATGATACGCCGCCGACGCTCTATTTTTCCAACCCGGACGGCACGAATAAACTCTTCCTGGAAATAACGGCAATCGGTAATCGAAGCTGATACCAAATGTGGTACCACCTATTTGAGTAAGCCCAAATAAGAACGGGCTTAGCGTGGTATCGCCGGTGATATCATGCGCTTGAAGGATGTCCTTCAAGCGTAGAGGTAGCACATGGATATGCCGCAAGGATTAGCAAGTTACGCAGGTGGTCAGTCCGCCGGTCCTCGCTTGTCTGATATGGCTGGCGGTCAGCCTCCAAGTGTGCAAGCACCGGGCGGTTCTAACCCGATGTTTGATAAGGCGATGTATGGCTATGACACTATTGCGCAAGCGATGGAGCAGCTAAGCCAACTGGAGCGGGCTCAAGGCGATGATTCCGCATCAGCAAAACTAAAACAGATGGCAGCCACCATCAACTCTATGCGGGCAAGCAAGCAAGAGAAATTGCGCAAACTGCAGTCAGATATGCAGGGCGCGATGTTGGGGGTATAAATGGGCGCATTCAGAGAGAAGATATTATCGGCAGTGCGAGACTCTAAAGAAGAGGACTTGCCTGAATTGGACTTACCCGGCTTCGATGATGAAGAGCAGCCGGAGGCTCCCGAGCAGGAGCAGAAAGAAGAGATTTCCTCCCCGACCCAACAGCCGGAGCCGCAGGCTTCGCCTGAGTCTGTGGCTCCGAGCTTGCCCTCGGCTGATGACTCTTGGCGTAAAGAGATGGAGTCAAAGCTAGAAGCAAGTAACGCCCAGTTTCAAATGTTGCTGGGCCGTTTGGTTGATAAGGCTAATGGTGCTGGTCCGGTTCAGCAAGTGCCTGAGACCGGGGTGCAGCAAGGTGAAGATCCTTACTTCATCACTAAACAGGATATTCCAAACATCGTCAAGCCGCTCGCTGACAAAATCCAGCAAGTGGCTTCTACCACGTTCTCCCAACATGAGCGCTGGGTGGTAGAGGACTTTAACCGCACAGAGCGTGCGTTCAAGGAAAAGTATGGAGACGACTTCGATAAGTACGTCTCAAAAGAGATTCGGGAAAAGGCTCTAGCTAAAGCGAGAGAGGAAGCCCGGAAGGGAGCGCCGGTCAATCTCGATTGGTCGGCCATGTTTGATTACGACTACCGGAACAACTCTCATGCTGACTTGCAACGGCAGCTAGCAGAGTACAAGCAGAAAGAAGAGCTTGCAGCTAAACAGAAAGAAGAGCTCAATAAAGTTGCAGCGATGCCGAAGGGCACTACTGCGCATCAAGCGCCGGCCGCTCCCAAGCTGAAACCGGGCGAATCTCGCTCAGACGCATTTCGTAACGCTATCAAGAAAGCCTGGAAAGGCTTTACAGAATAGGAGAATAGAGGATGGCAGTCCCGTATAGAACACTTGAGACTTTAACCAGGAATCACATTATTCCTGAAGTGGTGGACCAGCTTCCAACCAAGTCTCCGCTGATGGAGCGCATGTTGAAGCGCAAGCGGAAGATGACCGGTTTGAAAGTTGAGCAGCCTGTGCAGTACGCATACAACCCGGACGCTGGAGCCTGGAGAGGCGGCTACGCGGTAATGCCGTTCAGCACTCCTGAATTTGCCACCAAGGCTACCCATGAGTGGACGCACTACCAAGTGCCCGCCGTGTGGGCTGAAACCGACCTCATCAAGAATATGGGTGAGGAAGAGGTGGCAGACTACGCCGATGCAATCGTAAAAAATTGCGTAGACTCCCTGATGGAAACCTTCGGGCGCGACCTCTACAAAGACGGCACCGCTAACACTGCTGGCGCTGCAACTATTGACGGTCTCGCTGCAATCTGTACCCACAACTCCAACCCGAGCCCTGGCAACTATGGCGACATTGACCGGTCCTCTTCGACTGGTTCTAAGTCTAGCTACACCGGCAACGCCTGGTGGAATGCCCAGGTAGCAGCCTGTAACGCTGGCTCTATCACTCGCTGGATGGGTACGTTCAACTTCTCTAACTCTTCCACCGTCATCGACATGCGGAAGATGAACCAGTTCTTCTTGCTCTTCCCTGAAGAGCCGGATGCTTTCTTCACTAGCTTTGCTCTCTTCGGCAGGCTGTGGGACTTGAACCAGGCTAACGAGAAAGTGGAGCGCGGTAATGGTGGCAGAGACGAGTACAACGTAGGTGCTCGCAAAATCTTCATCAACGGCAAGCCTGTCTATGCTGACTCGCTCATCGACGATGAAGGCAAAATCTACGGCCTTAATTTCAACTACCTATTCCTGAGAGTCGGCACCGACTTTGAGCAGTCCGCCCCCCGCGTTCCCACCAGGATGCGTGTGGTTGGCCGTTACATATTCTTTGACGGTCAGATGACTTGCTCTAGGCCGAATAACCAGGGCGTAATCACTGGCGCTACTGCGCAGTAAGAGAGGGAGAAACAATGACATACTGCGAAGCCACTCGTGGCTCCATTACCGACCAATACACCGTAGCCGAGAAAGCCGCTTACGCTCCCGACCTGGTATGCGGTGAAGTAATCGAAGTGCGCGACGTTAGCGGCCTGAAGAAATATGTGTTCATGCAGGCTGATGACGCAATAACCGCCGGCCAGTTTGTGAAGCTGGACATGGCTGCTATTGGCACCGCCGCTGCCCTAAAGGCTACCCCTACCGCTGCAGTAGCAGATGTCTTGCTGGGCCTCCCGGCAGGCGCCGCCGCCGTAGCTGATGAAAGCTACTTCTGGTGTCAGATATTTGGACGCGCCTCTGGCGGTACCGTTAAAACCGGTGTCGCTATCGGAGACCCGCTGACTTGCTCTGCTACCGCTGGAGCCCTCATCAAGCAAACTAACACCACTACCGCGCCTGAAATGGTAGGAGCCGTGGCCCTTGAGGCTAATGGCTCCGGTTCGGATGCAGTGAAGGCAGTGTTCTTACTGGGCATCGGATTCGCCGGCTAACAGCCAGGGGGTTGCATGGCTGACCTCCGAGAGCTTCGGGAACAGGTTCGTATCTTGCTTGATGAGCAGGAAGCGAACCTGTTTTCTGATGCAGAGATAGACAGGGAAATAAATAAGGGCGCAGTTCATGCGACCAGGGCAACTCAGTGCTTACAGTTCCCCTTTCAAAAAGTGACTGAAGCTGACAAGGCAGAATATGGCTGCATTGCTCAGACTACTGACATTATCCGCGTGGCTTATTCTGATGGCTCTACTACCTACGACCTGAAGCGCATGAGAGCGGCCGAGGCTGGTCTCGGCACTAAGGTAACTGGCGATAGACCGACGCACTATTATGTGCGTCCCTATATCAGTCAGTTCATGGAGCAATCGAGTACTAATGCAATTTCCCTGACTGACATCAACACCAGGGATAAGAACGACTGGCGGACTATCATTGGTCTCTACCCGGCTCCCTCCGGTGCTGGCGATACCATCACCATAGATGCCTTCATAGCTCACCCTCGGATGAAGAAAGACACTGATAGGTGTCTTCTCCCTGATGGATATGAGGACTGTGCGATTTATTTTGCTGTGTTCAAAGGACTACTGAAGCAGAAGTTCTATGCCGAAGCAAAGACTCACCAAGACCTCTATGAGGGCATGGTGGCAAGCCTGCAGGATTACCAGGCGCAAGCGCCTTCAGTCGGCCACCCCGAGGTCAGACTCACTCATGACGTGAATGATTCCGATCCTTTCCAGGACGTGACAAGCAGGATATGGGTGGACTAGATGGGATTCACAGAGAGCACTAAGCGCCCAGGAGATGAGTCTTACCGTGGCGTAGATATCAATGATTTCAGCCTTGGGCTGCTATCTGATATTGACGCTTTGGATATTCCTATCAACGGCTCCCCTAACTGCGAGAATGTGAAGCCCCGGCAGGGCTCTTGTGATGGACGGGCCGGATGGAGACGGCTTTGCACAGTGGTCGCCGGAACCACTACGCAGCCTGATGGACTTGCAGCATTTGTCGATTCGTCTGGCACTTGGCACATTGTTTGCTGGCATGGTGGCAATGTGTATCGCGCTACCACGGCTGGTGTCGTTAGTACTGTGGGAACCTCTGTGTATGCTAGCGGGAACCACATAGCTCATACTGATTACTCTAATGATTTGTTCTGGTCAGATGGCACAACCATTTGGACCTCTGGTCCTAATTCATCCGGGCTCCGCAAGTATGACGGTTCGACTGATGCTATGGTGGTCAGTTCGGGTGCAGTCGGAAGCATCGAGCCGCCGGCAGCTAAGGTCATAGCTACCTATGCCGGTCAAATAGTCTTAGGCAATTGCAAGCTTGTGGGCGGCACTCTTGAGCCTCATATCATTCGCCCGAGCAACGTCAATGACGCCACCACGTTCCTATCCAGCCTGGCTCAGAATGTGGCTCCCGGCGTGGGCGGGGAAATAAATTCCATCATTCCGTTCTCAGTATCAACCGAAGGGCTAGACCTCAGCCGGACTTTGTTCATAGGCAAGTCAGCCGGGAAAGTGTTCGGTATGCAGGGTGCCATGGGATCTCTTGTAGAGAATGTCATCAACATTGATGCTGGTGTTCTCGATGGGTTAGCGGCAAGCTTCATCCCTGGACCTAACGGGCAGTCAGGTGTGGTGATATTCCCAGGCACTGACTATCAGGTGTATGTGACCAATGGCGTCACGGCTGACAGCCTGACTAAAGATAAGTGCTCTGAAGAGATTGCAGCCTATATCAATGACAGACGGGCCGGCGGCGGTACTGTCAAATTCACTTGTATCCGTAATGCGGTGGACAGCCAATATATCTTGGACCTCGGCGGAGACAAGCAGTACTGCTATGACTACAAGAGAAAGAATTGGACCAGATACAGAGGCTGGCCGAGTGGTTTCCTGTGCAGGGCAGAAGATTCGATTCACAGGCAGATGCTATTCAGCGCCTGTCTGTATGACGGCGATTTGATTATTGCCGAGCTTAACCGTGGTCTCGATGATAATGGCACGGCGATAGAGCCGTTCTGGGCAACCCCTAAGCTAAGGGGAGATGTGGGCGAGTCCGGGCAGAACGCGGGAGATGGCTCACTCCTGAAGATGTGGGGGCCGCTCTTTATTGACGTGTCCACCGATGAAGGTGGGTTCTCGGCAGAGCTAGAAACCGACCATGGCGAAGGGCAGACAGCCACCGCAAGCTTCACGATAACTCCGAGTTCGACCGCTACGGCTGTGGCTCGATATGGCTCTGCTACCTACGGCACCACATTTACTTATTCCGGCACCTTGACGCCGACATTCCGCTCTTACAGCCGCCGGCTGGGCGTAGCAAAGCAAACCACCGGTAAACCGCCTGAGCATTTGAAGGGTGGCATCTGCCAGATAACAGTCAGTCAGACCACAAGCGGAAAGATATTTCGCCTGCAAGGCATCCGCATTAAATACATTCTGCGCGGCATGTTCGGCGCAACACGAAGGGGGAACTAATGGCACTCATCACAGACCCTTACACATGGGTAGATGGAGACCCGATCGAAGCGAGTTCTCAGAATACCCGCTTCAGTACCCTATACACTGCAATCAATGGCAACTTGGATAATGCCAATATAGCTTCTGGCGCTAGTATCGCACTAAGCAAACTCAACAATACCACCGAGCTTTTGATTATCAGGGCAGCCGCCGCTGCTTGTTTGTCGGCAGCTAATACCGGTGATACCGTTTACCGCCTGACTATCAATGCCGACGGTAAGATTCTCTTTGGCCCTGGCAGTTCGACCGCTCAGGATATGATGCTGAAGCGGGAAGACGCAAATACTCTAGCAGTAAGAAACGCGGCAGACGCAGCCTATAAGGACTTTAAGGCAGCCGCCGGAACATTCTCAGGCGCACTATCAGCAAACTCTCTAGCGCTCACCACGGCCCTGCCTGTGACCTCTGGCGGCACGGGTCAATCGTCTTGTGTTAAGGGTGATTTGTTTGTCGGCTCCGCTGCCGATACAGTGAGTAAGTTAACTGTTGGCACAAATGACTATGTTCTGACTGCAGATAGCACTCAGGCAACCGGAATGAAGTGGGCGGCTCAGACGGCCGGCAAGCTAACACCTTCAACACAGAATGCCAACTTCACCGCTAACGGTGCGACCAATACCCACTACCTGGTAACAGCATCAAGCGACATTACTGTTACTTTGCCTGCATCTCCGGCTGATGGCACCACGTATATCTTCACCCGCGTTAGTGGCTCTGGGCTTCTGACTTTCACCCCTAATGGTGCCGAGACTATCCGGCAAGGCGATACCACCGATACCACCCTCATTTATGACGGCGGCTCACTCTGGCTTACAGCAGTGACCGGCGGCTGGATTGTAATCTAAGGAGATAATGATGAAACGGTTTATTACTCTACTCTTCACGCTGTATGCGGTGTTGTTGCAACCACTAGCCGCTAATGCAAGTTATTTTCCGAGCACGCAAATAACGGATAACAAAGAAACTGCTTATTGTGCATCCAC